CATTTACCGCACCTTTCGAGAGCTGCCGAACGTGCATCTGACGGACGGCAACGTGACCGATTACGCCAGCATTAGGCGCGTAGTGAGCGGCGTGATGAATACGCCCGACGGTCAAATAGTAGATGAAAACAGCATAATGCACAATTATCAAGTACAGAAAATCGCATTTGACCGATACAACAGCACACAAATCGCCATTGACCTCGTAGACGACGGCGTGCCGCTAGTGCCGTTTGGTCAGGGCTTTGTATCTATGTCATCACCCACAAAACAGCTTGAAGTATTGACGCGAACGGGCAAAATTTGGCACGATGGCGACCCCGTTTTACGCTGGGCGTTGGGAAATGTTGAATTGAAGATGGACCCAGCAGGAAACATAAAAGCGGACAAACAAAAGAGCGGCGGAAAGATTGACCCGATTGTAGCCATGATAATGGGCATCGGCGAACACATGAAAACGCCACAGGTCGAGGAAGCTTATTTCGACATAATTTCGCTTTCGTAAATTGCGACCAATATGGCAACACTCAAGGACAGATTGGGCGCGTTACTTCGCTATCGAGTTGGCAAGTACGACAGCCAAGCGATACCCAACGAGCTGGGTATATTTGGCCACACGGTAAGCGGCGCGAATATCAACGAAGCCACGGCGCTTACTATCTCTACCGTTTACGCTTGCACGTACAAAATCGCGTCAACGGTTGCCAGTTTAGGCCTTGAAGTGTACGAAAAGAGCGGCAGAGAGATACAGCCCGCCAACGTTCACCCAGCTTACGACGTTATCAAATACCGCCCGAACGAATATCAAACGGCTTACGAATTTTGGGAAACTATTGTAAGCATGGCGGTGCTGCACGGGTGCGGTTATGCCTTAATCGAGCGCGATAATCGCGGTTATGTCACCAACCTCATCGGCCTTGATTACTATGACGTAGACCGCAAATTCGTTAATGGTCAACCCGTTTTTAGCGTGAAAAATGTTGGCATGGTTCAGGCGGAAAATATGCTTGAAATCTGCAATTTGCAGCGCAAAAGCCCGATTCGTTTGCACCGAGAAAACCTTGGTTTAGCGAAAGCGGCCGAGGAATTTGGTGCGGAATATTTCGGAAGCGGCGGCCAAATGACGGGCATTTTGTCCAGCGACCAGCCGCTGAAAAAGGAACAAATGGACCTTATTCAGGGCAGTTGGAACAGCGCGGCGCGTCAAGCGGGCACTAAATTGCTGCCTTTTGGGTTTAAATATTCGCGCATTTCCATCAGCCCCGACGAAGCGCAATTTATCGAAACTCGTAAGTTCCAAGCCGAGGAAATTTGCCGCATTTTTAGCGTACCGCCGACGCTGGTGCAACTGGAATCGCAGACGACATACAACAACGTCGAGCAGCAAAATCTGCAATTTGCACGGCACACGATTTCACCGTGGGCAAAGCGAATTGAACAAGAGATTGACAGGAAATTGATTCAATCACGCGAGCGGCCACAGATTTACAGTAAGTTTTTGCTGAATGATTTGTACCGTGGCGATATGCAAAGCCGTGCGAGTTTCTACACGCAGATGCTTCAAAACGGCGTTTTAAATATTAACGAAGTCCGAGAACGTGAGGACCTCAACCCCACGAGCGGGGGTGACACCCATGTGGTGCAAGTGAACCACATCGCGCTCGACAGGTTGGGTGCTTATTCGGATAAAATCGCGAGCGATGCCGTATGACAATTACCCCGAAGCGATGACCAACAACGCTAAGCGCGGGCTACGACTGAATGAAGCCGTAGGTGGTAAATGCGCGACGGCGGTAGGCAAGGAAACCGCGCGCATCTTAGCGAACAAAGAAACATTGAGCGAAGCACGTACGAAACGTATGTACAGCTTTTTAAGCCGCGCTCGAACTTATTACAACCCTGACGATACCGAAGCGTGCGGAACCATTTCGTACTTGCTTTGGGGCGGAGATACCGCGCTGCGTTGGAGTGAATCAAAAGTTAAATCCATGAAAGAAGAAAATAACCACGAAATAGCCGAGCTGCGTAAGCAATACGGCGAGAACGTAGAACTGCGCACGGCTGAAGTCCGCGCAGCAGGTGACGATACGTTGGTAGTTGAGGGCTACGCCAGCAACTTCGACGTTGAGTACGATTTAGGATATTTCAAAGAATCCGTAGCGCGCGGCGCCTTTGATGAGGTGCTGGAAGATGACGTTCGGTTTTTGCTGAATCATACGGGCGCGCCACTGGCACGGACCACGAACGGCACACTGGAATTGAGCGTTGACGAAACAGGCCTAAAGTACCGCGCGGCACTTGCTGACACGCAAGACGGGCGCGACCTTTACAAGCTCATTAAGCGCGGCGATATCACGCAAAGTTCGTTTGCGTTTACCATCGACAAAGACGAATGGAGCGAGGACCGCAGCACACGGACCATCACCAAAATTGGCCGATTGTTAGACACGTCAGCCGTGACGTATCCAGCATCACCAAGTACGACAGTAGCAGCGCGAAACATGGCAGCGGCGGCGCAGGAAGCGGCGGCATTAAACGACGAACAGGAAACGCAGGAACCCGCACAGGAGGAACGCGCAGAACCTGAAACTATAAAAACCGAACCGCGTAACTTTACGCAGAAATCAGAGAACAATTTTTCAAATATGACACTTAACGACTTAAAAGGCTACCGCTCCGCGTATTACGAGGAGTTCGTAGCCATCGGACAAAAAGCGGATTCAGAAGGCCGCTCATTGACAGAAGCAGAGCAAGAGCGATGCGACAAGTTGGACAACATGATAGCCGACTTGGATGTAAAGATTAAGCACAAGACGCGTGAACAAGAAATGGTTGCACGCATGGCGCAGAGCGGAAACGTATCTTCGTCGGAGCAGCGCGAGGTTGAGCGCGTACACGGCGCGTTTTCTTTGTCGCGTGCCGTTGCACAAATCGCCAACGGTCGCAGCTTGGAAGGTGCTGAAGCTGAGTGGGCGCAGGAAGCTCAGAAGGAAGCACGTTCACAGGGCTTGCAGATGACTGGCCAAATCGCCATTCCTTCAATCGCTTTGCGTACTGCTGACGACCACCAAGCAGGAGCTGGTGAATCAGGAGCGGGAGCAGTTGCGACTGTTGTGCCTGCTGCTATCGAGGCTTTGCGAGCGCCAACCGTTATCGAAGGTTTGGGCGCCACGGTTATCCGTAACGCTACAGGCAATTTGCAGTTCCCACGAGTTGGAACAAAAGCAACTGGAACAGGCGCGGATGAGGTTGCAGCCTCAACAGCGGCGGGTTTAGTCTTGGATTCGGTAAGCATGACGCCTGAGCGAGTAAGTGCAAAAACTACTTATTCAAAACAACTCATCCTTCAGGGAGGTGTGGGCATAGATACGCTCATCGCGAACGACTTGAGCGCAGCGATGAACGCGTACATTGATGACCGAGCGTTTGACGTGATTTTGGCCGATAGCGATGTAAACGACCAAACGGCTGCATCAGGTAATACAACCGATTTCTCAGCTATGGCTGTAGCTATGGAAGCGGCTGTATTGGCAGCAGGTGGCAACATGGCCGCAGCGCGTTACGCAATGAGTCCAAAGGCGTATGAGTTGACCAAAAACGCGGTAGCCGTTACTGGTGTTTCTGCTTTGTTCGAAAACGGACAATTCAACGGATTCCCAGCGACTGCTACGCCTTACCTCATCAACAACGCAAACGCTGGTGAAGGTCAGGTAGTATTCGGAAACTTCGCTCAGGGCTTGCTGCTGTGTTACTTCGGGGGGCTAGATTTGTTGGTGGACCCATATAGTGCAGCGGGCAACGCGCAAGTAACTTTGCACGTCAACCGTTTCTTCGACGTTGCTGTACGTCAGCCAGGCGCTTTGAGCATCTGCACGGACTTGGCAGCATCTTAATTCATAGCGTGATAATTTGGGAAAGGGGCGGCTTCGGTCGCCTCTTTTTTTTGTCCTTATTTTTACGACATGATGACCGTGGAAATAACAGGCACGCCGACGCTCGACAGCGTTATAACAGTTGCCGATTTAAAGAGCCATTTGCGTGTTGACCACAGCGACGAGGACACGCTAATTGAAGCGTACCGCGACGCGGCAATAAAGTGGATTGAGGATTATTGCAACACGCGGCTGGGCGACGTGACCGCCGTGGGCTACCTCGATTATTTCAAGCCGTCGCGTTTTCCGATTGGCCCGATTACGGCTATAAGTTCGGTGACGTATTTGGACACCAGCAACAGCACGCAGACGCTCGACACTGCCAAGTATTGGTACGACATCAAAACGAATGCCGCGCGCATCACGTTTGACCAAGTACCCGACACGTACGACGACGCGTACCACCGCGTACAAATCAACATGACGCTGGGATACGCAGAAGCTGACGTACCGGCGCCGATGCTTACCGCGATTCGTTGGATGGTAGCACACCTTTACGAGCAGCGGCAACCCGTAGCCACAGGCACCACGGCCATAGAATTACCCATTGGATTGTACGCTATCCTGAACCCTTACCGCATCATAACCACGCCATGAGGATAGGCCAAAGCGACCGGCGCATAACGGTGGAACGATACACCACAACAACGAACGATTACGGCGAGCGCGTACAGACGTGGGCGACGCTGCTTACCGTTTGGGCCGAGCTTATGAAGACGGGCGAAGGTATGACCGAGCGAATAACGACAGACCAAGATATGCCGGTGCAGCGGCTGCGGTTTAAGATTCGCAGCAGCAGCGACAGCCGAGGCATAAAAGCGGACGACCGCGTGCTATACAATTCGAAGTATTACAACATTCAAGGCATCGAAGAGATTGGCCGACAGGACCAGCTTGTGCTGCTTTGCCAAATTTCCGGCACGTGATACACGTTCACGCACATACTACGCCGCTCGAAAAGCAATTTGCAGAATTGCGCAAACAGGTAAGCGACCCAAAGAAACAAAAGAGCATTCACCGTTCTGCGGGCAACGTCATCAAAAAAGAGATGACGAGCCGCATACAGGACGCGCGCGAAGTGGTGCGAATTCGCAGAGGAAAAAACAGCAAGCCGCTCGACATTCCAATTGGTACGCTGCGGCGTTCTATTCGCGTATGGTTAATTGACAAGCAACAAACATCTTATTGGGTGGGGCCGCGTGTAGGACGAAGGATGCCGCTGCGCAGTGACGGCTGGTTTGCAAACATTGTAGAAGGCGGTGACCAGAAATTTGGACAAGGACGAAATAAAGGCGTGTTTTACGATTCGATTACTACGGCGGCACCACGGGCGTATGAGGTAATGAAGCGAAAGTATCAGAATCAAATTAAGAAAGCAGCCAAAGCAAAAGCAACAAGGTAATGAATATAGGCAAAGCGATATACGGCATTTTAAGCGGTACGACGGCGGTAACCGACATCGTTGGCACCAAGATATTTCCAGAGATTGCCGAGCAAGAAACGGCGGTACCTTTCGTGGTTTATCAGGTGCAAAGCGTGCAGCCTGAAGATACGCACGACGGTCCGAGCAAGCTGGATGAGGTTCGGGTGGAGGTGCTTTGTTATGACGACGCTTATAATGGCGCGGCTGATTTAGCGAGCGCGGTGCGCGGCGCTTTGGACCGCGTGCGCGGAACGTATAACGGTGTCAACGTGGAAAGCGTACAATTCAATGACGTCGATTTTGAAATAGAGTACGACCCACGGCGATACAGTCAAGTGCTTACGTTCACGTTTCGCATTAAGCGCGATGACATTGAGATAGCATTAGGCACGCCAATCACCGGCGCGCAGCTTGGCGATTTGTCCGACGTCAATGTAACGGGCGTAACGGATAACCAAATACTGAGTTACGACGCAGCAAGCGACACATGGGTGCCAGCCGCTGACGCAGGCGGCCCTGACGTTCTTGACGACCTGAGCGACGTGGATACGGGCGAACCTGAAGATGGGCAAATGCTGGCTTACCAACAAGGCACGTGGAGCGCGATTTATCAGGATGAAATCGTTTTGCCTATTGCAAGCGTCACGGGTTTGCAGGCTGAGTTAAATACGATACCTGACGCGCTGACCGACCTCGACGACGTTAAGATAGTCGGCACGCCAGCGGAAGGCGACGCGCTGGTATACCAGAGCGGCTTTTGGTCACGCGGAACGGCGGGCGCTTCAACGTTGGATGAATTAGACGACGTGCAAGTACCAACGCCAAGTTCAGGCGCGGTGCTGCAATACAACGGCACGTATTGGGCGGCTTCTGCTTTGTCCATTCCATCCGTTCCAAGTACGTACTACCATCAACGTTACGTTTCGGAAGCGGGCACGTTACGTTCAGGCGCTACGGAAACGGTCGAGCTGTACTACACAGCGCAGGCGGACGGCGACGGGTTAAGCGAATCGGCATCAAGCGACACGCCGAGCGCGGGCAACGTCATTCGGCGAAAGTTGTGGTACGCTGAAAAGGCGCAGGCCGACCCCGACACCTCAGCCGATTGGACGCAGTTCGCAGATATTGCAGACGACACGGCGTACGCTACGGCAAAGGCGACGCTGTTGGCATACTTGAAAGCGCGCACGGGCGGCACTGTACCGATTAGCCTGAAAATGACGTGGGAGGATACCGCAGCCGTTAGTTACTTGCTTGACGATTACAGCGGCGCAGCGGCGGCTTATTCCTTGCGTTTACTATCCAGCACCTACTCAGGCGATGCGGTTGAAGTTTACAACGGCACTTCGTATGCCGACATCGGATTTAGCAACGGCGAACTTGACACGACTGCCTTGGCTGCGCATTGCGGAAGTAACGACGGGTTCGTGAGTAAGTGGTACGACCAATCAGGAAACAGCAACGACGCGGCGCAGGCGACTACGGCGAATATGCCAAAGATTTACGACGGGGCGACGGGCGTGGTGACGGAGAACGGGAAGCCTGCCCTTGAATTTACGGGAAGCGAAGATTTGGATTTGCAGAGCGACTTTTCAGACATTACGACGTCAACTATAGTCATGGTGATGAAGTGCACCACCTCAAGCGAAGCTGTTGCGATGCAATACACAGACGACACCAGAGACGTTGTAATTCAATTCAATAGAATTGCAAGTAATTTATCGGTTCGTTTTTACCCCGACGCGACAGATGCTGGCAAAAACAACGCTCTAAATGCCCAACTATTGATGTTTACTCAAGCCGATAGTGCGGCTGTTGATATGCACATCGATGGAAGTGCGGCGATTGACGCAAGCAACACTCGTACACTTGCGGGCGACGCCAGCGTATTAGGTTCGCGTAACGGCTCCATGTATTTCATTGGCACTATTCAAGCTGTTATAATTTACCCGTCCGACCAATCCAGCAACCGCACAAATATCGAGGACAACATAAACACCTTCTATTCAATCTACTGATGAACGGATATATCATAGTTCTTCCAACCGCCACGCAGACAAGCGAAGCACGGGCAAAGCAAATCACGCGAGAACTCTACAACATA